CTCTGTGACGATTTATCGCACGGCAAGAAAGTAGGCATACTATGGCTATTATTAAAGAAATGAACTCTAAGTTTGGAGTTTCTTTATCCTATCACCGGATTATTGCATTCAACATCAACTATGTAGCGAAGAAAGCAGTCATTTGTGTTGCGTCCTATCATAGTAAAGAAGCTCGTGCAAATCACAGTGCACCACTAGAAGAAATCGATATAGAGGTTCCTGAGTCAGATTTTTATCTATTCAGTGAAGCGAGTCCTATCATACAAGGCTATCAATGGCTAAAAGATAATGTGGTTGGTTTTGATGACTCAATCGATGATTTTGAAGTTGTGGAAGGTACAACTCATGCTCCAAGTGAAACCGAAACCGCTGAATAAAGAAAGTATTCTAGAGATCATTCAAGGCATCTTTCCAAATACGACTGTGATGTTTGTCTACTACTGTGGCTCGCTAGCCTTCGGTATTAATGATGAGAATAGCGATGATGATGTGACTGTGGTGCTTGATGGTTTCAAAGGTAATGTTCACTTGAGTTTGGGTGAACTTGATATTTTTGCATACGGAAGAGATGTTTATTTGAAGAAACAAAACTTAGATCCAACCGTTCCTCTATACGATCGTGCTTATATCGATGAAGTTCTATCAGAAAAGGATAATCTCATTTACTTGGATGAGAGCTATCGAGATGAATATGAAGCATACAAGAACGTTGATTTGACCAGTAAGCTTGGGTTGTTCTTGGAGAGTTTTGTGGAGCATTACAACATGCGTATTGCATATCCAGAACCACAAAAGTCACATTATCACATTTTAAGGGTGCGTGGAATCTTGGATCATGTTGATGAAACTGGAAGATATCGCCATGTTGTTCACGAACCTTGGTATACACACATGATTGAATACAAAAAGAACTGGAATAATAGCAAAGGCTTAGAATACATGCCATTGTTAAGAGAGGCACTAGCTTACATAGAAAATTACAAGGATAAGGTGATGAAGGATGAACTGGGAAAACATACTCAGTCTATTTAGAATGGAAAATTTGGTGTATTGGATTGTAACAATGGTTGTAGTCATCTTGACCACCATCAAGCAATTCAACCGCCAAGAACAGAAGAACAAAACGAATAACGATGAAATCTTGACGAATTTGCAGACAATAGAAAAGCAAAACATTAAAATGCTTAATCTCCTTGAAATGCATTCGCAAGATATCAAGTCACTAAAGAAGGATGTCAACGTCCTAGAACATCGAGTATCTCGATTGGAAGATTCACAAGTCAATATCTATAATCGCTTAGGAGGCAAAGAGAATGACAACACTTGAAATTATTTTACTCATCACTGCCCTATTATTGTTAGCACTGTATGTGACATCAAAAATGGGTAAAGATCAGCCACTTTCTGAGGTGATCAAGGAAGTTAAGAAAGACTTAAAAAACACAGCTGATAACGTTACTGAGTTAGTTATCAAAGCAAAGGATATCGTCTTTGATGCTAGCGTTCAAAAGGCGATCAAAGAGTTTATCTTGATTGTCGAAGAAAAGAATCGGCTCGCAAAAGACAAAGGAGAAGCGTTCCTTTCTGGTGATGACAAGAAACTCGCAGTCGTATCAAGGCTAAGTGAGTGGGTAAGCAATATCACTGGTTCTACAGAAAAAGCTGTTGAGTTTGTAGAGACCAACCAGTCAAAGATTGAAGCAATCATCAATGACTACATTTCCTTCAGTAACAAAATGCAAGGAAGAGCGACTCTGTCGGAAGCAGAAAAACTCATTCAAGAACAACTTAAGAAATAGCAAGTGACCTCTGGGAATCATCTCCTGGAGGTCTTTTTTGTTGCAAAATTCTGATAGTTTGTTGCAATAAAGAAAATATTATAAAAAATACTATAATAACCCGAACTTTTACACGATTTCTGCGGACTTAGATTTAGGAGGTAATATACATGAGAGCAGAAATCAAAAATCAAATCACACAAATGAATGAACAAGGTGTCGGGTATAAAAAGATAGCATCAGAGTTAAACATATCAATTGGATCAGTGAGAAACATTCTCAAGGAGAAGGATGATAGTACCTGCTGCAGATTTTGTAACAAAAAGCTGAGTTTTATCGTGGGGAAGAAAAAGAAAGTGTTCTGCAGCGACTCATGCAGATATCAGTATTGGAACTCGCTAAAGAAAGTGGCCAAGTGATATGAATATGGACCATTTGAATCGATATATCAATGGTGTGAAGGTAATTGAATCGATGTTTCTAAAAGGTATTATCACCGAAGAAGATTTTATTAAAGCAGAGTCAAATTTAGCAAGAAAACACTGTATCAAACCTAATAGCATTTTCAAGCTTAATGACTTGATAAATGAAGCAAAAAGAGTGATTAATAGTAGTACAAAAAAGGAGTGATATAGTGGAAAAAAACATAAGAAAAATTGAAGCAGAAGAGCAAATTAACAAGCTGAAGAGAGTATGTGCATATGCCAGGGTTTCATCCGAAAAGGAAGCAATGCTTCAGTCACTTTCCAACCAAGTCAGCCATTACAACAAAATGATATCTTCCAATCCTAAATGGCAGTTTATTGGAGTATATGCGGATGAGGGAATAAGTGGAACAAAGGAAGATAGACCTGATTTCATACGCATGGTAAATGATGCAAAGGCTGGGAAAATTGATCTCATCATAACGAAGTCAATAAGTCGATTTGGCAGAAACACTGAAACGGTTATAAGGACAATTAGGGAAATGAATGCACTAGGTGTTGATGTCTACTTCGAATCACAAAACTTGCACACGTTATCAACTGATGGAGAGTTTATGCTTACAATTCTAGCGAGTTACTATCAAGAAGAAGCTAGATCGGTGAGCGAAAACATGAAATGGAGAATCAAACGAGATTTTGAGAAAGGTATTGTGTGGGGTGCAAGAGACTTCTATGGATATAAGGTGGAGAACAAGAACTTCATTGTAGTTCCTGAACAAGCTGAAGTCGTAAAAAGAATATTCAACCTTTATATTGATGGACTAGGAATTCTAGCAATCACACAACTATTAAATCAAGAAGGAGTAAAGCCTCTGCATTCGGAAAAATGGAGTTATGGTTCACTTCTGCAAACCCTCAAAAACATCAACTACACAGGAGACCTCATCCTTCAAAAGACATACAAAGAGAATCACTTAACAAAGAAAAAGATTAGGAACAAGGGTGAGTATCATCAATATTATGTAGAAGATAACCACGAACCAATTATCAGTAAAGAACTATTCAAACAAGCAGCAAGAATTAGAAATCAAAGGGCTAGCCACTTTAAGACAAATGCGAACCGCCCAATCAATAGATACCCTTTCTCAAATAAGATTCGATGTGCATGTTGTGGCGGTGGCTATCAACACAAGACTACTCAATATAGCAGCTTCTGGTTATGCACAACGTATAATGTTCAAGGCAAAGAATACTGCAATGGATCTAAACGGATACATGAAAACAGCCTCTATGATGCTTTAAACGATTACTTAGGTATACAAGAATTCGATGAGAAAACATTCAACAGGAAGATTGACTACATGGTAGCACAGGCAGATAACAAGATAGAACTTCACTTGACGAACGGAGCAGTTGATGTGATTACATGGGAAAATCCTACTAGGAAAAAGAGCTGGACTCCTGAAATGAGAGAAAAAGCAAGGTTAGCTGCATTAGACATGCACCAGAAAAGGAGAGAAATATAATGGGCAGAGTTAGAATCATTCCATCGACAATCAACCCCTTGACGCTTCAAAGTATCAATTCATCGGAACGGAGAAAGGTTGCAGCCTATGCACGTGTTTCAACGGATTCTGATGAGCAGTACAGTTCATATGAAGCACAGGTTAAATACTACAAAGACTTTATTCAAGAAAGAGTAGACTGGGATTACGTCAACGTTTATGCGGATGAAGGGATTTCAGGAACAAGCACCAAAAGAAGAGTAAGTTTTAATCTTATGATAAAGGATGCACTTGAAGGAAATATCAACCTCATCATCACCAAATCAATATCCAGGTTTGCCAGAAACACTTTAGATACCATCACACACATCAGAAAGCTTAAGACAGCAGGTGTTGAGGTGTTCTTTGAAAAAGAGAACTTATGGACGTTTGATTCAAAAAGTGAGATGGTGCTTTCCATGCTTGCTGCCATCGCCCAAGAGGAAAGCAGGAGCATTAGTGAGAACGTCAAAATGGGCATACGCTGGGGTTACAAAGAAGGTAAAGTTTCGATGCCTTATAAGAATTTCTTAGGCTATGATAAAGTAGATGGGAAAATAGTCATCAACAAGAATGAAGCTGAGATAGTGAAACTGATTTACCGGTTATTTCTTAGAGATGGGTGGTCAAGATCATCGATTGCAGACTTCCTCAATAAAAACAATTACTCCAAACCTTCAAAGAAAACAAACTGGACCACCTTAAACATCACCTCGATACTAACTAACGAGAAATACAAAGGCGATGCATTACTTCAAAAAGGATACGTTGAAAATTACCTTGACCACACAGTAAAGAAGAATAATGGTGTTCTTGCACAGTATTATGTTGAGAATAGCCATCCTGGAATCATTGACAAAGAAGAATGGAATCTAGTTCAAGAAGAATTGACAAGCAGAGAAAGATTCAGATACTCCTATTCATCAAATAATCCATATTCTTCAAAACTTATCTGCGAATGTTGTGGACATTTCTACGGTGCTAAGGTTTGGCATTCCAACTCACCACACAGAAAGATAGTGATGCAGTGCAATAAAAAGTTCATCAACAAATGCGACACACCAAGCATATCAAAAGAATCGGTGAATGAAAGATTCGTTCAAGCATATAACCGAGTTATGCTAAACAAATCAGAGCTTATTGAAGATACAAATGAATTGGTTACACTGCTTACCGATACCTCTGATATAGATAGCAAGATCCAAGATCTGAATAACGAAATATTGGATATCAAGCTTCTTATTGAAGGGATGATTAAGGACAATACATCAAGGACTCAAAATCAGGATGAATACATGAAACGCTACAATGGACATCTAGAAAAGTTTCAGACACTCAAAGAACAACTGGATGAAGCTCTTATCCAGAGAGAGTTGAAATGCCAAAAAGCAGAAGCAATGAAATCCTTTGTTAAAGAGATTGAAGATAAGCAAGAATTCATTGAAACCTTCGACCCAGTTTTGTGGAATACGATGCTGAATGAAGCGGTAGTTAACAAAGACAATACGGTTATGTTCAAGTTTAAGAACGAGCGAGTTATTACCATTTAATGATAAACGGCCTCAATTACGAGGCTTTTATCAATATGGAGGTATAGACAAAAAGCAATTTTTATTGTATATTAAAGATAGTCCGATAAGGTAAGGGAATTATTTCCTCAAAGTAATTGAGTAACGCGATTTGTATATTAACTCTTTCGGGAAGCGGGAGTTAATATGCTTAAAGTCTTACAAGTACTATTTTGATTTAATAAGA